CTGAAGTCGTGGACCCTCATCCAGACTTCCCAGCGTATCTTGCCCTCCGGCTCGTATCCTTCCGTGGACTCGACCAAATAGAAATGCACTCGCGCTTTCGGGTAGACATCTCGCAACCCCGACCAGATGCTCTGCAGGTCGTCGCGGGTGATGTCGGAAAACCAAGGATCAGGTCGCTTTGCCATGCCTTTTTATAGCACAAGCCTAGTCCAGATCATAGGTGATGGCCGTCCGGTTCCCCGAGCTATCGACCGTGGCGACTACGCGGTCCACACCATCAGCCACCGCGTTGCGGATCGTCACTGTCGCCGTGCCGCCGCCGCTGATCTTGCCCGCCGTCGCCGCCGTCACCAGACGCAGCGCCTGCCGCAGTGTCAGGCCCGTCTCAACGATTTCCGTATCCAGCAGGTAGGCCGAGAACCCTTGCGCCTCCAGCGTCACGGGCGGTGCGAATGATCCAGACATCGAGCCCGTCGCGTACCGGATCGCCTCGAAGGCCGCCACGCCTGCAAATGTCCCCGCAATATTGCCCTGCGCGACCACAGCGCCCGAGAAAGACGCAACGCCCGCGAATGTTCCCGCCGCAGCCAGAGCCGCGATGACGTTGCCGCTGAAGGCCGCGACACCCGCGAACGAGCCCGAGCCCGAGACGACCAGCGCGCCCGTTCCCGTGAACGCTGCAACGCCCGCAAACGTCGCCGCAAGGTTCCGGCCTTCCGCAATCGAGCCGGAGAACGCCGCAACGCCCCGTGAGGCATAGTGCGATGATATCCCGCCCGCCGTGCGCGGCATCATCCAGCCGCGACCACCATAGCCGCCCGGCATCGACGCCAGTTCGTACGCGTCGGTCGAGTATTCGTTGATCGCGCCGTTACGCCGCGCGCCACTGCCGCCCCAGTTGGAGCGGTTCTGGACCTGCGCCGATCCTACGCCCGACGCATGAGAGGTCGAGTTACCGCCCAGCCATCGGCCTGGCGTCTTGTTGAGGACGCTATAATTGCCGATGAGCATTGGTTAGGCCGCCGCTCTGAGCAGGTTAAGATGGGTCCAAGTGACGCCGGACGTGATGTTGTGAACGCTCGATTTACCTATGCCAAACTGAGCGCAAATCTCTTTCACTGGAACGCGATCAACCGAGCGGAGGCGAAATATCTCAATCGCGTCAGCCTCGGAAATCTTCGACGCCGGGTTTCCGTCTCCAGCGTACTGAACGCGCTTTATTGACGCCAAATGATCGCGCTGCGCTTTCGACCACCGCTTACCGAAGTTCGGGTTCGTCGCGCCAGTCCGAAGCTTTGCGGCAGCACTCAAAGCCTCACGAACATGCGGAGGTCTTTTCTTGCCTCTATGAGCTGCGGCAATCTTTTCCCGCACTTCTGGACACGGGTTACGTCCACCCTCTCCGCCGTCCGTCATGTTTGTCAGGCGATGGCCTTCTGCCCTAGCCTTCGCAATCCAGAATATCTCGCGCTCATCTTGGACATCGTCGGCGCACTCTTCTAGGAGAACCGGTATAACGTCTCCCCCGGCATCCTGCACTTTGATGATCCAGCGCTTCTTGTGCAAATTTCGCTCGGCGGGTTGCCTGTACAGATGAAAGTACAGGCGCTCCTGTATCTCGCGCACGGTCTTGCCTACATACCGGAAATGCTCCGGTTCTCTGGCGTCAACGAGAGCGTAAATCCTTGCCATTAGCGATCAGGACCATCCCAGATCGATGTGGCCAAAAAACGATGAGTTGTTGGGGATGGCCGAGCCCGCGTAGATCATCCACGCAAGGCACGCCCCGTCATAGACACGCGGCATGGACGGAAGCTGGTTCACCAGATCGCGCTCGGATGCCACGCCCAGCGTGGTGATCGGCAGCGACAGCAGAGGCTTGGCGAACACGAGGTTATAGACGCCAGTGGTCACGCCTGCGCCCGCAAGGATGATGTTCTGGCATGTCCTGATGCCCGCATCACCCGCAGCGAGCGGGATGAACGGCCCGAACTTGCCCGAGCCCGTCCCCGAGTAGGGAACCGTCAGCAGCGGCGCAACCGCCGTGTTGGTTGGCAAGGCAGGCGATGTTGGCGTGACGCGCGATCCCGTGCCCGCCGAGTTGGTATAGGTAAGCTGGAATGTGCCCGCGCCTGCCGTGCCCGCCGTCGATGCGACGAGGAACGATTGCACACCCGCGCCGTCTGCATATCTCGGCAACCTGACCGTCATCGTGTTGACCGGCGTACCTGCGTCCGTGAAGGCGATTGCCGTACCCGCGACCGCGTTTGTCAGGGACGTGGCAAGGCGCGAGGTCGTCGCGGATACACGAATCGTCCAGTAGATCGTTCCTGCCACGAGCCCGGTCGGCAGAACGCCTGCAGTCGTGAAGCTCACAGGCGTATAGTTGTCGTAATCCGCCACTGTGGTCATCAGCAGGCCCGACGAGGACGTGAACGTCACAGCCTCGGTGTTCACCAGCGTCTTCGTGCCGGTCGTGGAAATGGTTGCGTTCGTCAGCGTGGCGTAGCTCAACAGGTCAACCAGTTGGAGCACGCAGGGAACAGTCGTCGCTGCCGCCGTGAACGCGCTGGCGTTAAGCAAAACCTTGTAGTCCGTCGCGCTCGCGCCCACGTTGCCGCCGTGCTGGATGCCGCCAGACGCACCCGAGGTCGATGAGATGTCATAAAGCGGCTTCTGCACCAGCGTCACGCCAGAGCCGAAGGTCGCGTTAGCCAGCGGGTTTCCAGCGCCAGCCGCAAGGCATTGCCACGAGCCAGCGACAACCGTTCCACCCGTCGCGTGGTTCTTGTTCCAGTCAGCGCGGAAGAATTTCCCCGAGTTGGAGACGCTGCTGACCAAGTTGTCGAGACTTGAAAAACCCGCCATCAGTTAAACACCGTTTCGATTGTGCCCATGATCTGCGAACTGGCCAGTGTGCCGCTTGGGTAGCAGATCAGATTGAGGTAAGCGTCCGCCTTGATCTCAGGTAGCTGGACGCCGTCGAGGATCATGTCGCGCTCAGACGGAGCCGATATGTCGAAGATCGAAAACGATGCCAGCGGCTTCACCAGCACCAGCGTAATCAGCCCAACGTCGCCCGTGATGAACGTGCAGCTTTCGATCGATCTGACGCCGCTGTCGCCCGCCTGGAGCGGGATGAACGGGCCAGCGCATCCTAACGTCGCCGGGGCCGTCGAGATGATGGTTCCGTTTACCGTCTGCGTGTTGCACGTGACGGTCCGGCTAGTCCGACCCGCAACGCCGTCCGAATTGGTATAGGTCACGAAGAAACTCACCCCGCCAATCTGCGAGGCAACCTCAACCGCCATGATCTGCACGCCGACGCCCGTAGGATAGCGCGGAAGGGCATCGCCCACTGTCATCGCCTGCGCGTCCGTCACGGACATATCCACGAACGGGTAATACATGAGGTAATCGAGCAGGATGCACGGCAGCGGAACCGCAGTCGTCGTCACCGTCATCGCCATGATGCGGCGCAGATGCTTCGTGTATGTCCCGCCCGGCGTTGCGCCGTGAAACAGCCCGCCGTCAGTCGATTGCGCCAGCACCTTGGAAACCAGCGGAGCCGCCGCGTAGAAGTTCGGAACCGGATTGCCCGGCGACATCGAAAGGTCGAACCAGATACCAGAGCCGGTCGCCTGCGTCGGCGCTTTCCGCCAGCCGAACAGCGTGCCGCGACCAGCCTCCTCGGCGTCGATCAGCTCTGCGAACGAGCGAAAGGCCGTCATTCGTTTGACCCCAATTAAGTGCTCAATCCTCAGTGCCGTCGATTTCTCCGGCGGCGAACTGCGGCTGAATACCCGACGAAATGGCGAGCGATGCACTCAGCGCGCCTCGGTAGAGGTACTTCACGGCGCCACTCGATGCCGTGCCGATCGAGAAGTACGTCGCCGTCTCGGAGCCGCTCGTGCATTGCGGAAACTGAACCAGCGCGGCGTTGGTCACAGCGTTGCCCGTCACCGTCCAGCCTGCTCCAGATCTGGCCACAGCAACCCGTGCGTAGCTTCCATACGCGCATTCGCTCGTCGCCTGCGTCCCAGCCTCGCCAGGATCAGCCGTGTGCAAGGCTACATAGAGCGAGCCCGCCGTAGCTGATGGTTGCAGGCCGGATGCATCACCGATCAGAGCGGCTGCGGTGTTGTTGAAGCACAGCAAAAGCAGCTCGTTTTCCCATGTGTTTGACTTAGACATTATTCAACCCCTATGGCGCGGCCATCAGGGCCACGAACGATTGACTTCGGTTTGCTCATTGCCATCGCCAGCGCTTCAAGGCCCTTGCCGAGAGCGTCCGACGTGCGATCGGGCTTCTCTTCGCGCTCGAGCTTTTGCGCCATCTGCGGCATCTGCCGCGCCTCGAATGCCTGACGCTCCGACATCGCCATCTGGTCGCGCTGAAGCTGCGTGTTGGTCTGCAACTCCATCTGGCGCAGTTGCAGGTCAGCCTGCTTCAGCTGCGATTCCTGCGCCTTGATGCCAAGCTCGCCACGTTTGAGGCCGATCTCTTCGTTCTTCAACGCGAGTTCGGAACGCTTGATCTCCAGCTCGGCGGCTTTCAGTTGCGCGTTGCCCTGCTCTTTCTGGCCTTCCATCTGGAGCTTTGCCATCTCAAGCTGCTTGTCAGTCCCGCCTGCCTGCTCAAGCTGAGCCTGCATTTGCTCCATGACCTTCTTCATTTCCTCGATCTGCTGCGCAGCCTGCTGAAGCTTCGCTTGCGCCCCGCCCTCTTCCTGCATCCGCTTGGCGAGCTTTGCCTTGTCCCTGATCTGCGAAGCTTCCAGCAGCACGTCAGGCGGGATCGGAACGCCAGACTTTGCCATGTCGGCAAGCTGGACAAACTCTTCATGCTGCAGCGTCAGTGAATCCGGCGCGGGCTGCAGGATGATATCCGCATCCATCTTCGCCAGTTCAGTGCCGGGAACCATCTGCATGACCGGCTGGCCCTGCTCGTCCATCTGCGGCTGGCCAGTCATCGGGTCAATCACGGGCTGTTGCTGGTTCAGGTGAATGAACCGGAAGGCGTTCTCGTTATCCGTGACGCGAACGAACCATTCCTCGGTCTTGAACTGCTTGCAGCGGAACCACATGGCCCGGTAAATCCGCAGCTTCCAGTCGTTGTGGGTGTCGAAGAGGTCGTTCTCTTCCGTCATCCCCGACTGTTGCTGCGCCAGGATAGCGCGGCCTGACTGGTCTTCCGTGCCGCGACCCTGCAGGCCAGCGTTCGGACCCTGAACGTCAATTTCGCCCTTGGCTTCCTGCAGAAGCTCGAAGTTCTGGGCAACCTCCTGCGAGCTTTCGATGAAGCCCCAGTCCTGCCCGAACACGCCCTGTGCGATCAGCTGCGCATCGGCGCTTGCAAGGATCTCGCTCGCATTGGTCGGCAGGATGCCCTTGGCTCTTGCCCATGTGCGGCGCTGCTTGATCAGGAACAGCGCTGCCGAGCGGCGGAAGTTCATCTCCGACTGCGGGCTGATCATGTCACGCACCGAGCCATAACGCTCGTTCTTGCGGGTCATGTAGGCCGACGCTGCGATGATGGCGCAGTCAGGCTTGCCGTTGTCGTCCAGATACGGGCTGACGCCTTCTTTCAGGATGCCGCCGCCCGTGAAATACACGTAGTTCCAGATGCCAGCCTGACCACGCCAGTACATGCACGCGATGCGGACGCGGTTGCGGTCTTCATCGCCCCACATGTTATAGGGCTTGTCTTCATAGCCCTCGTCCTGCGTGCCTTCCTCGTAGCTGGAGGCGAGCTTGGTCTTCAGCTCAGCGTCAAGCCTCTCCTGTTCCTTTGGGTCCGCAGCCTCAGCGCGGAACATATCAAAGGCTTCTTCCTCATCGAACCAGTCCTGATAGCCAAGATATCTGGCGTCGGAGAAGTCGCGCTTCTTTGAGCGTGGATCGTAAAAGAAGCCGTCGTATTGCAGTTGGTTGATCTTGATCTGATCGCCGTTTTCGACAATCACCTCAACCGCTTCGATGCCCTCGATGTTCAGGTCACGGAACGACTGGCTCGCGACGTTGTCGAAGCGCGTATCCGTCTCGACGTAGTCCAGCACGTCCGTAACGATGGTCGCTGTCTGCTGGTCCTGCGGATTGCGGGGGTAGGCTTTCGGGTCAGAGCGCTGGCGCTGCTCCATCCCGCACAGGAAGCCGATCTTGCGCTTGATCCGGTTGGACGTGACAATCGGCTGGCGGCGCTCGGTGAGGATCTTCTTCTCGGCGTCGTCCCATTGGCTGTCATCAAAGTTGTCGTGCCAATCGCGGTCGCGGTGGGCCAGCTTGCGCGCCTCAGTGCAGGCTTCTTCAGCCCGCGCGAACATGCGCTTGTAGGCTTCAATGCCCTTGCCCTTGAACTCGCTCTGGGCTTCCGCCTCTTCGCTTACACCCTCCACGAAGAGCCTCCGCTTTCACGGACAGGGGCATAGCCATTGCGCGAGCCAGTGCGTTCATTCACGACAGCGGCAATCCCGGAATGCGCCTGGTCGATCGCAGCGCCCATCAGCGAGCACACATCGACGGCGTCGTCATGCTTGCCTGCGGGGAATGTCAGCAGTTGCGATAACACGCGCTCTCCGTCTTCAGTCTCAGGCAGGCTCACAAGTCCCATGGCAGCGCGGCTCTGGAATGAGCGCGCCCGCGTCGGCTTGTCCGCAATGCTGGGCAGCCATTCCATGCGGCAGTAGACCCTGCGTTCCATCATCCGGCGATCAAGCTGCGGACGAACCGCCTTCTCGATGACGCCCTTTTCCCCAAAGCAGCAAAGCGGCTTCCAGCGCTCAATCAGGTCCAGCAGGCGCTCGATCCACACGTCCGAGCTTGTCTGCCCGTGCCACCAGTCCAGCATGAAAAGCCGGTTGTCGGGGTCCAGTCCCCAAACTGCATGTTCCGTGTAGTCGCCGCCGCCTTCCGTCACCGCGTAGTCGCTGGTGATGTAGACGTTGTAGACATCAGGCTTGCGAGCATGGCGCTTGAACCAACCGCGCTGGAAGAAGGTGCCTTCTTCGGGTGCGGGTCGCTGCTGATACAGCGCCGTCCAGTCACGGGGGCCGATGGCCGCCTTGATCCGTCCAAGCCGTTCCGCTGAATACTTCTCAGGCCAGAGCGCCTTGCCATCTTCAGAAAGCGCCGGAAGGTCCAGCTTCTCCCATTGGTCGCCGCCCTTGGCC